TGCTTCAAACATTTCTTTGATAACCTTCAACTCTGTTTCGGTAGGTTGCTTAGGCAAGAAGTCTGACAAGTTAAACAGTCCATGCTCGTCAATAGCCGCTTGTTCTTCTGCTGTTATAGCAGATTCTTTACGTGACCACTTGCTTGTAGAGTAGTCAGCATAGCCACCTTTACTTGTTTTAACAATTTGGAAATCCAAACCACGTTGCAAGTCTGTTGGCAATTCTTCCATTTCTGGATCCATCAATGCCGCTTTGATGATATTAAAGATCTGTGGGCTAATAGTAAAACGACGGATTGGATTGGCCGGCGTCTTGTCATCGCTTAGTGCGTTCTCACGTACAAAGCCTTGGAATACATAGCTCTTCTTCTTCCAATACTTACGACCCATTTCCTCTAGGCTAGGGTCTTTGAACCAAGGACGTACCTCGGCTAGAATTGGACATGCCGCACCATACATTTCCATACATGGAACTTGAACTACAACTGGCTTGCTGTCTGCTTGGCCTTTTACGCCAGCAAATGACAAACGAATCATTGCTCGTTCAGCCCAAAAGAAGCTGTTCTTGGTGTTACCGTCGGGGAGGAATCTAATACGTGTGGTAGAGCCTTCTGCAATGTTCCAATGTGGATAGATAGCGTTGTCGCCACCTGATTGTTTGTTGCCGCCGCGTGTATCTTGCGACTGAAGTTTTGCTCTAATTTCTGCTAAAGTTGTGGCCATGATGTTTTTCCTTTATATAAGATGGTCTTTAAATATGCCTAGATATATTCTAGCACTCCGCTAGTATATAACAATATTATTTAGCTTGTCAAACTGTTTTTTAGATTTTATTACCGAACGCAATAGTTTTGGTAAATCTTTACATTTTGGCTAGCTAAACGGTAAAGCTCTTGCATCTTTTCTGCTTTACTTGTGCTATTATATAACGCATCAAGTGCAGATGTCAACTGTTTTATACGACTATATGGTGTTTTGGCAAGATCATATGCTTCGTCTAGAATAGTATCAAATGTAACAAATCCCATATCACGCAACCGCTGTAAGCTACCCTGCCCACTTACTAGAACAAATGGTTTGCCTGTTGCCAAACAGTTAGCAGTTTTTTCAGTAAACCAAAAGTTATCTATACTGTCAGTTTCACTTACTACTTCAATTTGAAAACGATTCCAAACATTGCCATAACTACGGCAAGCATCGTACCAATCGATCATGCCCATATGATGCTTACTTACTAGATCCACATCAAATGTTTTTGTCTGTAACCATGCAAGCTCATTTTCGTAGTGATTACTAAAGTGCTTCAGGGTTTCGTTTATAAATGGTTTGTTTGGTTGGAATGTAATATATGTATCGTTGGGAAAGGCTGTGTCTAGTTCATATGCTAGGCGTAAACGATTTAGATTGTAACGCCCTAGTGTAGTGCCAACAAACCTTGCCGCAGTTAAGTCACGATCAAACTCTGCAGGCAAGTATTGATTGACGCTGATAAAGATACCTAATTTTAATTGTGTTAAGTTAAAGTCTGGATCTAGGTTGGGGCTGTGTGTTTCGAATGTTACGGTGTTATAAGGAATACCCACAGTAGCACATAGGTACTTGATGAATTGTTCAAATCCGCTAAAGTCTGTGTTTTCGCCATCAAACAGTCGAACCACAATCTGTTGTCCACTATATTGTTTGGCCACAATGTCTAGCAACAAATCTTTACGTGTGATACTGTAGTCCTTGTGTACAAAGAACTGTCCAAGGATGACAATCTCGTTTGGGGTAACGGTAACTGCTTGCTCTATCATATTTGTGTTAGTAAGTACTCGGCCCACATACGATGACCTTGTTCGTTGGGATGGCGACTGTCTTCTTTAAAACAATATTTGCAGGAGTCTAGCAGGTCCATTCTTTTACCAGCACGATCCATTATGTCAAGTACGTCCGGGAATCTAGTTTCATAGTTCATTTGATCGATATGTTCGCTAATAACAATGTGTGTACCATCTTGTACGGTTGTACCCAGCATTACTTCTAGCCATGATTTTTTTACAGGAATATTGCTACACGAGTCTGTAAAGTTATGTGCCACAACAAATTTAATTTTAGGGTATCTCAGTGCCAATGTTTGAATCTGTCCATATGCTGTGGTTACTATTTTTTCTAATACACGCTGTTGAGTTATTAACCCGCGATCAATTAGTTGCAGGTCTTCGTGTCTACCAGACTCTGTTAGAGTAATTACACACACTATCTCGTTGTACTTGAGATTTTTTGCAAGTAACGTTTCCAACCAGGTCAGCATTAGGGTATTTGATCCGCCGGGTAATGCTAAATTCATCCAGTCTGCCCACATGTGTTCAGCCATGACGTTACCGTATATGTGTGCTAGTCTATAGTCAGTATCGTCGATGCCGTTGCGTACTTTAGTCCGGCCTAGGCTGTCTCCGTAAGTCCAGCTATCACCTACTGTAATTAACAGCTTGGTCAATTCTACATCTGTGGGTCTATGTACATACGAATACGGATTGTCAATCATTGACCAACTTGGCACTTCAAACATACTGAGTTAGATCCAATGTGTTTAGTCGATCCCATTGCTCATATACATAAGCATGGAAGCGTACACGATTTAGTACACAACGATAAAAATACTTTTGATAGTCTTGGTATGGATTGTTTATCTTTGCAATGCCATTGAGTGCCACTGTGGCATATTGCTGTTGCTGTTCTCTATCGCCAGCACGTTCGTTTACAATACTGTAGTCAAATATATCTTCGAATATATCAAAGCCTTGTGCTTTTAAGTAATCGCGCAGGCGAGGTTGTCCGTAGACAAAGAAAGGACGTAGACCCAATACTGGCTTCCAAGTCTTTTCACTCATAAAGAAGTTCTCAGGGTTAGTATTAGAAAACTCTGTTTCTGTTACTATGCATAATAAGCTACGATTCCAATTGGCCAAGTCGCCTAGGCTAAAGATATCATTTTTAATCTTACGGCTAACTGTACCTTCGTCTGTGCCCATGTTGCCAAACTCATCGTTAATACCTTGGTCTGGATCAAAGTCTGTGTCTATTGTTAGCGCACGATCACCGGGTAACCCTAAACTAATGAATCCTTCATCTTTAACTGCTAGCAAACGTTCTACTAGTGCCACACGATGTTGATGCGGTTTACGATTTAAACAAATAAACTTACGTGCATTGGTGTGTGGAGCTAGCTCGTAGTCGGGGTAATCACGGAAGTAAAAGTCGCATACCATTGCCCAAAAATCTAAACGGTATTGATCAGCATTACCTATAATAAGATTGGGGCGACCGCATTGTTCAACTGCTTCAAATATTTTTGGTACTGCCGGGTCTACAAAGTTGTGACAAATAACAAACCCGGGATCTGCGCTAGTAATTTGCACTGATAAATCGTTTTCGTGTAGCCATGTAGGATTAATAATCATGGCTCGCTCTACTGTAAGCTGTTGCTTGATTTTTGATTCTAGTATTTGTCTAATTAGATGCTCGACACGGCCAGCTTTCCATGCGTAAGGAAAGCCATTGGTTGACTTTATAATTTCCATAAATGATTGTTTAGTTGTATTTAACGACGGATGCCAGCAAGGCTACGAATAAAATCCAAACTGTCCTGGGATTCATTTACATTTGGTTCTTCTAAAGAACTTGCACCGTATGTATCAGTTGGATGCGCCATTTGCGGGCTTGTTGCGGCTACCCAATTTGTGCCAGCATCATCAACATTATTTTCGCCGTATGTTAACTTGCCGGCTAACTCTGGCATATTGTCTTGTAACCATTTTTTAACTACGGGACGTACATCATAATCAGGTTGATCTTGATAGTTAGCCAAGGCATCATTTAATGCATCGCTACCAATTAACGGTTCTAAACGATCTTTTGCTGTACTAGATGTAATTGGCGATTTTAATAGTTGCTGTAGTGCTGTTGCTTTATCTGATGTATCCGGTTTAATCCAAGTACCTTCAGTTACTTCATCTGCCCACTCAGACAACTCATCGCCTAGTTGCCCGGCTGATTCTGATTGATATTTTTTGTATGCTTTATATACAATAGGTAGTGCTTCTGTAAAACGATCATCGTATGTCTTTTTAACAAAACGTTCACGTAGTGCATCTACATCAATTTGATTGTCTTGTTGAGATTCCGGTTCTAAAGTTTCAAAATAACTTTTGTATCCGCGAGCACCACGCATTACACGCAACTTGCGTTTAATTTGATCGTAATGGTGTACAGCACAACGAGTCATATCTGCTGTTTCTTCATCTTCAAATTGACGATGTTTAGTGCTACGAACAAAGTGTCGCATTGCTGACATTTCAGCAATTAAATTATCAATATGTTTTGCACGTTCATCATACATTGTACCGCCAGCATTTAAATGCTCGGCCATTGCATAAGCACCGTGTAAGTTTTTGTGTCCTAATAGGAAGCGTTCGCCGCGTTCGGTTTCTAAGAAAATTTCTTGGATGCGTCTTGCGCGGCTTCCGCGAATTTCATCGTTTACTTTGTCTGCGTGACGGATTAAAATTTTAGTATTGCCTTTATCAGCAAAGCTATTGTATGGACGTCCCGGAGTACCGTATAACTTACTTTCTGTTACAGGCATATCATCTGTAGTAGATACGTCGTCAACTCGAGCTTGCTGTTTAACGTCTTGTAGTTTTAAATTGGATTTGTTAATGTCGCGGGTGTCAAATGTTAATAAATTGCGTTTTGCAAACATTCTTAAATTGCGTAAAAATTCGTACCATTCTTTGCGTTGGTCGCGGTCCATGTCTGCAGAAATGTTTTGGCCAAAGTACACTTTTAAACTAGTTTCATCAATTAAACTAATAGTCACTGTGCCAAATTTTGCACCATCACGTCCTGTGTATGTAAAATTAAAGAAACGGGCTTTTTCTGGATCTTGTTCAGCCTGAGCTTTTTCATCGCCCAAGGTTACGTTGGTAAATCTTGAGCGTATTTTCTCAAATAATGCAGTTGCAATGGATTCAATTTCTTTAGACATAAAACTATTTATCTTATATCATTATGAACGGCATAGGTTCAATAAAATTATCTATACTATCTTTAAGTTCGCCATCTAATCCTGCATCAAACTGCTGTAACAGCATAATCATGCGTATTGCTAGCAATGCACTCATAACCAAGTCATCGTGTTCACCTATTTTAGCCGAAAAACTGTTACCACTTGCTACAAATGTCTTTAATTCACTAATTAGAGCTTTACTGGCAATATGCAGTCTTTTGGTTTCAACTAAACTTTTAAACTTGGCACAGGCACTTAGTTTGCTTTTGTTTGTTGTAGTAAACCCCTTGCGATAACGCACACCGGCACCACCTTTACGTGGCTCACTAAGGAATGTACCCGGGATATTTTCTTCCCCAAGTTCATTTATAGCAACCAGAGCGGCTTCACCTAGTGTATTATTTTCAACACTATAGTACACATTATTTGTTCCAGTTACATCTACTAGATGCTGGCAAATCTCTTTCATAATAACTACCTGTCGTTGAACAATAGTTTTATTATCCCGCCACTCTGCTACTTGTTTAAGCCCGGGCATTTCAAATACTTGTATAGCCGCTGGGTCACTACCTGTTCCTAGGCTGGGATCTAGTGCAACTACGTAAGTATGATCTTTTGCAGGCTTTTTATACCAACGTATTTGTCCTTGTTTTTCTATAGGATCAATTCCGGCCATTTCAACTAGGTGTAATGGATTAATTAATGTTTCATCAAAGATAATGAATTCACATTCCATCTCACGTCTAAAACGTTCTTCGCCTAACTGTGCTCGCATTTGTGCGGCCCACTTCTCATCACGATCCGGATGTTCTTGCCAGGCGCTACGGAATGCTTTAAATCCGTTTTGCCCTAATTCAGTTTCGTTACCTTGTTCATCAAAGCATTTATTAGCACTACGCCAAATTTGTGCAAATTGATCTTCATCTGAGTTTGGTGTTGATGTAATAATACACTTACCACCAGTTGCTAGTGTAGGAGTGATGGAAGTCCAAAATTCGCTGGCAATGGTCGGACGAACGAATGCAAACTCGTCACAGTACAAGAGTGATAAACTCATACCGCGTCCTGTGTTTTCTGTTGTTGTTTGACTTACAATACGGCTTCCGTTTTCAAAATCCAAGCTACCTTTGTTATAACTAGTAACTCCGGCTCGTATGAAGTCTGGACAATTCTCATAAGCATAGCGTACACGTTGCATAATTTCTTGTGCGCCTAGATACTTGTGTGCGGCAACAAGAATAGTTGAATCAGGAACAAACATAGCATACCAAAGCAAATAGCCTGCGGCACTGGTCGATTTGCCCGTTTGTCTAGGCATTAGTGATATAGAGAATCTATAATTGTGATATGTGCTAACTAGACGTTCCTGGTACTCAAATGGATGATATTGTATAGCACCTTTAGTCGGATGTTGTATATGGAAATAATTATCCATAAAGTAAGATGGGCCCGTTTCTGGGTCAGCACATCGGGCTAATTCCCTGATTTGTACTTCAGTATAAGACATCCGTTTATACGGTGCCTTAATAATTGCCGTTTCTAGTTCTTTACTCATAAACAGTTTTGTGTTATACTTGTCATATAAGTATATTTAACTTCGAATACACCAACGGGTAATCAAATGTCAGACACACTACTACTTAACAGCAACTACGAACCAATCAGCGTACTACCCCTAAGTGTCATTAACTGGCAGCATGCCATAAAGCTAATGTACTTGGGAAAGGTTCATGTTATCGAAACCTATCCAGACTGGATACTACACAGCGAACGTTTAGCTATAAATGTTCCTAGTATCTGCGTGACCAAAGATTATTTCCATTATAAAAAATCTGTTAAATTTAGCAGATATAACTTATATATGCGTGATTTATTCAAATGTCAATATTGCGACGATGTGTTTGATTATGAAGATTTAACCATTGATCACGTTATCCCACGTAGCGGTGGTGGCAAGACCCAATGGGAAAACTGTGTTACCAGTTGTAAATCATGTAATCATGCCAAGGGTAGTAAATTGATTAAACCGTTGATTAAACCATACAAGCCTGATTATTATAGTCTTGTTAACCAGTGGAAGAAAATGCCGTTTAGTGTCAAACAAGATAGTTGGTATCAGTACCTTGGAAGACCCGAGTTAGACGCGGCTTAACGAGTGCGCGGCCGATATTCTGGGTGGGCTTGAAGATAGTCTTCACACTTGTCACGCAGGCTACCATTTAAGAATGGTCGACTAAAGTTAATTATAAACCATAGGTCATCGCCGGGTTTGGCACAGTATTCTGCTTCTAGTGCATTGCGCTCTTGTGCAGTATAACTGATATTGCTACCAGCATTGGCCTGATCTGTTGTGCCCACAGGACTAACAATACCATTTTCTCCAGCTTGCGGAACTTGATCCAACATGCCACCTACAGGACCAGGTTGGCTCATATTACCAGTTGACTCGCCAATACTAAATGGTAAGCCCGCTAGGCGTTTGAGTTCGTTTAATTCTGTGGGGTCAATGAAAGCATCGGCATCACCAGTTTCGCCTTGTGGTACAAAGTGTTCACTGGTGATTCTATATTGTTTCATTAGCTAAGTTTCTTAATACTTTCGTATTCTGCGGCAAGTTTTGATTCTAGTGCAGAAACTGCAATAAGAGTTTTTTGTGCTCTTGATGGAGGAGTTGCTAATGCATTGTCGCCGTTGTTCTTGGTAGGGCGATCTGGATTCATTGCTTTCTCTCCGGCATCTCCCTCGCCTGGTCCCATAGTAGAACCTTTCATGCTAGCATATTGTGGATTGGGTGCATTTACAGGATTTGCGCCAGCATCGTCAACATCAATTCCAGATTCGTCGACTTCTTGTTCTGGCTCAATACCAATAACTTCAATGCCCGGTTCTTCTTGGCCCATTTCTGGTTCGGCTTGTAGCTCTTGTGCTTTAGCACCATCGCCTAGACCGGCTATACGTAACATCTGTAATAAACTAGCGGCATGTTCACCTGTAGCACTAACAGTAACGTTTTTGTTACCATCGCTACTTAAACTTGTGCTGATATTAAAGTTGCTTTCTTCGCTGCCTGGCAGTTCCATGCTTTCTTTTACAGGAATTTCTTTTCCGTCAACTTTGACTTTTTCGCCGGCTTGTACACCATCAGATTTGGCATTACGTACTGCTTGACCAAATGCGTTGCCTTCGTCTGTTTCTTCTTCGTCTAATTCTTTATCAGCAATACTGCTGTTGTTGGTAAATGTTTCACCATCTTGCTCAAAACTATCGCCTTTGGCTGTGTTAGCTAATTTGCCGCTGAACGCATTGCCTTCAGTTTTTAAACCAGCTAGTTGAGCTAGTTCATCTAGTTCAGTTTTTAATGCGTCTGGATGTGTTTCACCTGTACGACGTTGATAAAAATCATGTTCTGGCTTTTTATCTTTTTGCATAACATCACGTTGTGTTAACGGTGCTTGTCCAGATGCCTTACGCATATATGCCGGAATGTCATAGTCACGTGGGTTAGCGGGATCAATTGCTTCGTCTGTACCCAATTCTTGATGTAAACGGTCTGAGATCCATTCGTATGGGTCTCCATCACGTGCTTTAGCTGTACCGTATGGCATTTCGCCATTGTCACAATAGTAATCAAACAATGCATCAAACAAAAGATCGCCTAGATCGTGTCCCTCTTCGAATGATTTAACTTCATGTTTGAAACGATTTAAAATATGTTTTAGTGTTTCGCCTGACTCGTCGACCATATGGCGGCCTTCAGTTAAATTTGTTTCTACCATAGACATTGCTTCGTCTAATGTATGTACACGACCTTTAACTTTAGGTTTAGGAACAGCACCTGTTGTACGTCCAAATGGATCGGACATCTTAGTGTATGTTGGTGCTTTAACTTTAGCTGGACGACCGCGTCCTAGTTTATTGCCTTCGGCATCAGTCTTAGCTACTTTAACGGCATGCTTGCGTGGGCGGCCGCGCTTGCCTTTGTTTGTATCTTCGATATCATCATTGTCATCAACTGGATATCCTGGGAAATCTGTTTTACGATGTGTAGTTACACCGTTTTTGTATGTTGTTTCGCCCTCAACCATTCCGTGTTCTTCGCAGTTACCAGATTCGCACATAGCACATTCTTCTGTGCTAGTTCTAATAGGTGTAACACCTTTGGTCATTGCATTGTAACCACCCGGGGCAAGTTTACCCGTTGGCTCTGTTGTTTTGTTAAAAGGTAATTTGCTACCAGCGGCACGTGCCGACCGGGCCATGCCAGCAGTAGCATCACGATGTGATTGTGCTTCGGGACTACCATCTTTACCAACATGTTTCATTTGCGAGTAATGACCAACTGGACCTTTTGTATTGCCAGCAACACGAATAGCTTCGTTAGTAGTTGTTTCAGAAAATTGTTTCGCTAGACGAGCTTGAACAGCATCAACACCCTGTAGTACAGAGCCCTTAGCTTCAACACTTTCGCGAATTTCTTTTACAAGAGCAAAACGCTTCTCTTCAGGTGTTGGCTTTAGTGCCTCTAGTTTTCCAAGAATGGAATACATATTATCGTTTGGGTGGTTCTTGCTCATTGTCTTAACCTTTTACTTTATAAACTTTATTTTGCGTTGTTCCAACTGGACTTTTGTCACCCATTGGAGCATTGTTTGTTGTCTTACCAGCTTCTTTACTTTCCTGGGCAAACTCAAACTTGCGAGATTCTAATTCTTTTAATAAACTACCAATACGACTTTGGCCAGCTAGTGCTTGTGCGTCTGGCGCATCTTTTAATTCAGTTTCGTCTAGTAAGGCGCCTTCATGGTCTTTACCATTTGCTTCGGCTTCGTCGGTATAGTTTGCTTCATTTAAATTACGTACATTAATCCAATCAACATTAATGCCAGCACGTTCTTTAATAAGTTGACGTACTACAATGTTTGTAGTTGGGTATGTTAATGTAACATCAAATTGGTATGCTTCGCATGGGCCGCCCCATTGTGGGAAGTCACGGTGTTCTTGGATTGGTAAACTTTTAACAGCACTTACGCTTTCAAGTTGGTATGCTTCAAGCGCATTTTTAATTTTGTCCATTACTTCACCAGTTGGGTTGATGCCGGCTAATTTAATGCGGAACTCGCTTGGCTTGCTTAGTTCAAAAATGTAAGTTTGGAATGGCTTTAACATTGTATTAATCCTGTATATTGTATATTTAGCTCTGATGGCTTATTTGCTGGGCTTGTTTGCAAGTATCTGTTTTAGTAAATCATTGCGATCTAGTACTACACCGTGGCCTTCTACTGCCTGTTCTTCTGGTGTGCCAGCGTCTTTTTTAATTTGGTGATCTAGTTTAGCCTTAGCTAACTGTAACTGTACCATTTTAAGCTTCTTATCTAGTTTAGCTGTTTTAGCTGTAATGGCATGCCCTAACATAATACCGGCTGTTTGTAGTATAACACCTGAAAAACGTGGTTCTACATTCATACCCAAATCTATTAGATCTTCAGCTTTACTTTGTGCTAGTTTAGCCAGTACATCTAATTCAGCATCGCCGGTATCTAAATCGTGTACTGTGGGCAGGGCCGCATCTATTCGATCAATAGCATTATCAACATCAAGTATTAGCTCGCGATTTTGCTCAACAAAACTTGTGCTTTCTTCAACTGTAATATCTATGTTGGTTTCTGGGGGTAAGTTAAATAGTGATTCTAATTTTTTAGTCATACCAATATTTATTTGCCGCGGCCCTGGGCGAAAATCATATCTTCCGTAACTACCCGGAAGGTAACTCCGTGAGCTCGGCACCAGGCACGGGCGGCTTCCCATTTTGCCATATTAAGTATAGCACTTGCCTGGTCACGAATGTTCTTGGCACCCTCCAAAGTGGTTTCCTTTTTGGGTTTAATTTCAATTACTTCGGCGTGTTGCTTGCCAGTAGCATCACCGTAGGTAATTAAAAAATCTGGGACATAAATTGTATTTTTACCAGTTAATGGATTTTTGTAGTTGATTCGAACTGCTTCGCTTGCCCAATTTATAATGTTGGGATTGTTGTCACAAAATTGCATAAACACAAATTCCCAACTACTACGATAAGTTGGAGTTTTGTTGCCTACATACTTTGCTGGATTTTGTAGTTGAAATTTGCCTTGTGCGTATTTGGACATTATAAAATAATACTTCTAGATATATATGTGCTGGTTGTTTTGGTGCCGTTGTTAATACCAAGGCTACTAGTGGGTGCTCGACTAATATTTAGGAATGCCGCAAGGTATGAATTTAACTCGCCCCGAGGTAAATTTTGAAATTCACTTAGTACTGACATTGGATCAATATTTTGTGCCATTGCAGTATACAATACTGCCGATGCCATGTTTTTTCCAGCAGTGGCATTTTGAGTATATTTTTCAAAGAATGCAACAATAGCATCATTGGTACCTGCACTTACATTAAACGGAGTGGCATAAAAATTATTAAAATATTTTGGTGCTTTGTTTTTTGCGGTCGCAGGAGTAAGGTCAGGTGCCGTTATGTTCGTTGCTGTTGTTGACTGGCTATTAGATGACATAGTTAGAAGTCCGAATCAGTATGAGTCAATGGGTCGAACGCTAACCGAGAGGCTGGCACAAAACTAGTATTGAGATTAATCGGAAGATTGTTGTTAAGAAAATTACTTACTCCAAGGTTTATACCGCCAAGTGTAGTCGACGAATCACCCCATGCTGTTGATAACGAGGTTACACCACCAGCTACACCTTTTTCAATACCCCCCGATAATATTCCTACCCCTTCTGCAATTTTTGTATTTAAATAATTCATACCAATACCAAGTACCAATGAGGTAGCCATGTTTTCAATAGTCTTTAATGCTTGATTTGGATTAGCAATAATACTTGCGGCCATACCCACAATACTTGAACCATTGGGCCCAAGCCCTTTTGCTATTGCGCCGGTAATACCGTTTGCTAATGTACTGGTAGCACTTCCTACTAGGCCAATACCAGCAGATTGTAATTGTTGTCCTAGCACCGCACTACCAGTAACACCTTGTGTTAAGCTGCCAAGACTTGGTATACTATAACCGCCACCATTTCCGCCGCCTGCCATGCCGTTAGTTACTTGATTAAATAATGGTGCAACTGCATTAGACGGGTTTCCGCTGGCCGCTTGTAGCGCAACGTCACTGCGAATAAATGGCATGATAGCCGTTTGATTGTTGGCTAAATCTGTTATTTGATTTGTGTTAGAGCTAGATTGCGGAGCATTTTGTGTAGTGCCTGGGTAACTAGGGTATGGACTTGGTGTAGTATCGTAATGCAAATCCATGAATCCACCCACTGTATTGTTTGTAACTTTTCCTTCTAAGTATTTCACGGTTTCATAGTTTACTGTCATGTCCATTGACATAAAATCACTGTTGCTAATGTCGTGATCACTATGAGCAAATCTAGTAATCATTGGATTGACTAATTGGTATTCGCTAAAGTTACCTTGGTATAAACTATAAATTCTTATTGCTTGTATATACTGTACTGGTTGTGTACCATTTGCATTATTGTATCCTACTGCTGGTCGTGGACTGTATCCCCAGTCAAAACTTGGACGGCTTTGATATTTGTGCTGTGCCGAATATGTTGCGTCAGCATAGTCTGGGTCGCGATAGAAATAACTATAGTAGTCATACCAAAATTGTTTTACGTTATCTGCTTGGTCATCACGGAAACTAATGTTTACTGGATCATAGTTAATTTTGTTCTGTACAAGATTTCTGCGATTATACGCATTATGTACTTTGGTATCAATTGAAAATTTTGGCAACGACACTGACTTAACTACCATGCCTAGTTCTTGCGCGGCTTGATTGCTAATTTCAGTAATTAGCGGATTGAAGTCAAACTCAACATAGAATAAAAAACCATACTTGGGACTCAGTCGGAAGTTACTATCAACAAATATTTTCTTACCATGTTGATAGCTACGTAAAATAGTTTCTTGCGGTTGTTGGTTCATACTAATATTTATGCCATAAAAAAACCCGGGTTTTAATCCGGGTTTAGTTTATTTAAAACGACTAATTAGTTTACACTAGAACCAGGTGTCATGCTAACTACGCTAGTACCAACGCCGCCACCAACTGTTTGAATAGCATTGTCGAAGCGAATTGTTAAAGCGATTTGCACTGGATCGTTACTCTTGTAGTCCATTGAACCCCAGTCAACTTGACTTAGGAAGCAACCGTCTAATTCCCATGCTTCAAGAACATTAGGCATAACTGTACCATTGCCGCCATCTAACATTTCGTATGTTAGTTGGAACTTGTAGTTAATACCAGCTGCCGCACTAGCTTGTTCCATAAAGTCATACTGTTTCTGAACTTGTTGCCCAACTAACTTACTAACTGCACCGGTGCTGTCATCACGTAAGTTGATTGTTGTTTCTTGCCACTCTGGTTTACCTTGTAAGTATACCTTACTGTTGTAAACATCAAGTGTAATTGGTGTAAAGTTTACGTTTGGACGCTTGATATCAACAACCTGCTTAGTCAATTCGTTTGTTTGGTTTGTAACGCCAAAGTTGATAAAGTTCGCACGGAAGCGATACGATAATTTTGGCATTAACAGACCTTGATTGTCTGCTGACTGGTTGTTCGCTAAAGGAACTGTAAACTTACTTAAACTTGCTACGGCCATAATATTCTCCTATACTCTTATTTATCTATATTCTTAAGTTGAACTTGCACCAAGCTGTTTTACAGTTCCGGGATTGTATAACGCAATTGGAATGTAGATAAACTCAACATCACGCATTGGCTCAATTGCTACGTCAACATACAGTTGATTATTAGCAATAGTGCTTGGTGTGTTATTACTTGTGTCGCAGATTACTAAGAAGTCATATAGACCACGCTTGCTTAATAAATCGTTACATGCGCTTTCAATTTGAGTTGCAATACTCTTACGTGTAATTGTATCGTTTGGTTCAAACAAGAAGCCATTGCTGATTGTGGCAAAGATTGTACGTAAGTAGTTTTCTAAGCGAACAACGTTTACACGATTACGTGCTGTTTCAGCACCACTACGTGTTTCTTGACCCCATACAACTAATCCTGTGCCAGGCAATTGTGTAATTGGGTTAACGTTAATACTGTACAATGCATCACGTAGACCTTGGTTAACACCGTTGTGTACAAATGCACCTGAGTTGATATCAACGTAACCAATGTCACTTAGGTTGCTTACTAGGCCACGGTTAACACCAGCTGGAGCAAACCACTGATATGCAACTTGGTCATTGTACAAGAATGTACGTAATACTGCGTGACTTGCTGGTACTGCTACTGTGTTGCCTGCCAAGTCGTTTGTTAAACCAGCTGGGTAATATACACCTAGATATGGGCTAGCTGTTGCTAGTCCGTTACCATTTTTGTTACTTTCCCATGCTGTAATATCAGTTACGTTTGGTGCCAATGTCATTGGCGTGTCACCGATAATAAAACCTGTACTTGTACGGTTGTTGTTTAATGTTACCAAGTTAGGAATTAACTCTGGATAACCAGGAGCAACTAACAAGTTAAAATTATAGTTTGCATCTAGTACATCAGTGTTGCTGTCAACAGCTGATTTCATTGCGGCAACAACAATGTTACGTTGTGCGGCGGAACCAGCATACATAGTACCATCTTCTTTAAGACCACTTACACTAACCCAAGCATCTTTAACTACATATCCGGACGTGCCAGAGAACTGAGTAAAGTAATTGCCTACAAATTTCTTAATGTTGTAGCCTGAACGACGTGTGTTGAACAAGATTGTTCCACGTGGATATAAACGATAATCTGGGCAATCAACATCAGTATGATTACTTGTTAATAGTGTAACTGTTGAAGGCAATACGCCTGCGGCAACATCAGTGGTATTACCAACTGAACTGCCGGCTGTACCGTCCCACCGTGCATCAGCAAAAATAATACCATTGTTGCTAATATGATCAGTGTTATCAATTGCTACCCATGCAGTACCATTGTAACGTGATAGAGCCGGGAAGTTTACTAAGTCTGATGTATCCAACCATAAGTCGCCAGCTTCTAATATTGAGCTGTCAGATTGGCTAGTTGGTTGTGTTCCAGACACGATAACACCTGCTGGATCTGTGTTTCCTAAGTTGTAACCACGAATATCTGCAGAAACGTTTTTGTAACCTTTCCACCCACCAACATCACTGATCATTACATCGATGTCTGTTGGATTGCTGTAGTACCATAGTGTGCCATCTGCTGGGGCGGCATATGGCTCTGTTGAACTGTAAACAACAGAACGTGTAATACCGTTCCAATTGTTAACAGCAATGTTTCCGTTGTCTAGTACTACAAAGCCTGATCCGCTACCTGTAACAAATCCAGCATTAGCTAAGTTCGTACCAGTTACTTGAGCTAGAACGATATGTCCGCCTTTGGTATGGATAACGCTTACTGTACCATCAGTATTAGATTGTGCTGTAACGTAAGGAATGTTAGCCGCTAAAATTGCAGTAACGAATCCGCTTGCGCCAGATGTTGGGCTAATAGTAACTGCTGAACTCATATTTGGAGTTCCTGGTGCAGTTGCTTGGATAGTAAACGAACCTGTTCCCGGGAACGCAGTTGGTGTACCACCAGTGGCAACCGTTTGTGTTCCTACCTGTTGCTCGCTAAAACTTAATCTATTAGCAGTTGAATCAGTAGCACCAAAGAAAGAAACTACTTGACCGTGTACAAGATTTGCGCCGCCACCAATTGGATCTAGGCCATAAATTGCACTGGGTGGGTAATCATACATTGGGGCCGGAATAGCTTGCCACGAATCCTTGGACATGCTGTATTTTTTAAGTGCTGGGCTAAAACCACTACCTGTTGCAGTTGTTTTCCACCAAATTGTACCAGCTGGATATGCCGACCAACCTGCACTTGGTTCTTGTGCAAATGTACCGTAAGACATAATAGGTGCATGGTATGTAGATAAAGTAATACCGCAAGAAGCAAATACACCAGATGCATCGTTAGATAATGTCATTGTGCCCAAATTAGTGCCGGCAGCACTTGTGGCAAATAATGCTAGACCTTGTCCAGGTACTGCTAATGCAGTAACGCCAGTGACTGCGGCTGTGTTAATAGCCGTTGCTAATGCACCAACAGTAGCATTAATTGCGCTAGTGTTAATAGTTACGTTGTTAATTTTAAATGAAGCACTTGTTGGTACTGTTGGGCTAGGAATATTTCCTTGTACTGTGACAGTACTGGTTTGCCATGCTGTGGAACCAACTTGTACCCAGCTGTTTGTTAGGCTTGCGCTGTTGACTGCGGTGGCTTTGTAGAACAAACGCACGGCTGTTACTGGAGCATTATTTACTCCAACAAATACTAATGCATAGCTACCTTGTGCGCCAATTGCCGCAATTGGAGTCGGAATATCGCTAATATTAACTACTTGTGATGTATCAGTAATTAATAATGGACTAACGCTAGTAAATGATGCAGGTGTAGTTCCGTTTGAACTGTAAATACCAAAATCTGTGTTGGCCAAGTCTAACCAATAGGTGCCATCGTCAACCATGCCAACTGGACGATTGCTTGTACCAACAAGCTCGTTTAGGTTAACATCTGCACGAATAGCAAATAACTGATTGCTTAAACCTAGTGCTGAATATGCTGTTAACAGACCGTATTCGTTTAGCTCGCTACCATTTAATGGTGTGCCAGCGGCGCTAAGTTGGAATGTTGGTGTGCCCATTGCTGTAATCAAGTCACGTTGACTTGTAAACGCTTGTAGCTTACCAGCATTGGCTTTGCTTGTGCCAGTTGCGGCGGAATTGTTATATGTTTTATCTTGAGCAGTTGCCAAGATAACTAATGGAACAGAACCTACATTGCTTGCAACATATTGACTCTGATCATTAATACTGATCGATACTCCTGGGGATACTAGTGCCATGGTGATCTTCCTTTAAATTACATGTTACAGTTATTTATAATAAAGGCACAAAATGATGGCAGTTGCAGGTGCCTTTGCAAAGGTTTGGGGTAAATAACTGTATGTTAAATCGCAATTTGTGCCCAGTATGCCACGTCAATGCTGTAGCAGTGAACTATATCAAGGATGGTATACACCATTACCGTAATATTTGTTCTAGTTGTAGCAGGAAAGGCAAAACTTTAAAGAAAGAACCAACTGCATGGCAGAAGGCCGGCTATAAGAAAAAGCCTGTATGTGAGAAATGCAATTTTAAGGCTAAATTACCGGAACAACTAAATGTGTTTTACGTTGACGGCAACTTAAAGAATAACAATCACTTTAATCTTAAGACAGTATGCTTAAACTGTCAGTCAGAGGTTTATAGGTCCCGCTTGGCCTGGAAGGCGGCTCCACTAACACCAGACTTTTAACTTGACTGTATAGGTCTTCAATGCTTCCGTTATTATCAATTAAAACATCAAACTTAGTACCAACCCAAGCAGTTTCGCTAACGTGAACACCTAGCTGTTTTAATTCTGTTTGTTTTTCAACATTGCCGCCATTGGCTAAAACTGCTGTTTGACACCAATTGGGTAGTTCGCCACGCTTGACCCAAACAACTCTGCCACCGGCTTGTTTAATACTTTTAATTTCGTTAGGGAAACGGCAATCGCTGATAACAATGTTATCTCTGCTTGACCGCAGTTTGTTTTCCACGCTGGCAATCCAAATATCGTCGTGAAAGCCTTTGCGGCACACTTCCGTTCCCCATAGCTGTAGTACCAGTCTAGGAGTTAAGGCAGGCATGTTCAAGCGTTCAGCCCACCATGGATCTACTTGTTCGCGCCACTCACGAGCTTGTTTGGTGCGTCCTTCTAGTAACTCACGATCCCAGTTAAACACAGCGGCCACAGCATCTTTAAGAGTACCAGCATAGCTGTCACGCCTAAATTCGTGGAAGTTAACCAAGTAGTCAGCAATAGTGTCTTTACCGCTACCAATAAATCCGCAGATGCCAATGATCATAAAAAAGCTCCTAGTGTATAAGAGCTATTTTTACATATTTTTAATATAAAGTCAAGTTATTTTTTAGGTTTACGGTTAAGTGTAATTGGCCCTGGATTTCGATGTGGGCTAACTTTTTGGATAAAGTCAGCTTCTTGGCTACCACGTGGGCTAATACGTTTGCTTTTTACGCCATGTGCTTTTTCTGTAGCATCAATAATGGCTTCACACGCATCGGTATATGCCACAGTTATCAATGATTGACCTGCTGGGCCTTCGAGGTCGGGCGGATGATGAAAATCCGGGGCACCGCCCATGTTAACACCAAATTTATAAGCATCATATGGATCTGAGCTTTGTAATTCTTTATGTATTTTCATCCCAGGCGTAGCAGATACCTGATCTGCTGGTAATTGGGATTCAATGATAATTTCTGTGATCTTCATACTATACTTATCCAGTTACCCAGGTTAGTGGCTGACTGCCATCAACATAAGTTTTAAGATCTTCTTCTAATTTTTCCATTTCGGCTTGTGCTTCATTTTTCAAAGCATCACCGTTTAATGAAGTACCACCTTGTGGGCCAGCAATTTGATTAAACTTACTACGTGCTTCACCAAGGATGCGTTTGCAGAAACTGTACGCATATTCTTGAATCCAAGGAAAAGCATAAGTGTCGTTAAAGATCATTTGATCAGGCTTGGTATTAAAAATATGTAATAACACACTTTCCTGTTGTGCTTGATCAGGGTTAGCACCTTGGAAAGGCATCTTACGTACTAGTGTAAGTTTCTTGGTTACAGGATTAAATGTAAAGTTCATATAACCACCAAACATACGCATGGCTAATTTTTGATAGTCAACAAACAATTCATAGTTTGTTAGACCGCCAACGCGACCTGCGGTTAGCATATAAGTGTTCAGGTAGCCACTTGCAAATGGTTCAAATTGGCTAGCTGTTGTACCTGTTACGCTACCAATACCACGACGGTGTATAGCTTTAACAGTCTGAATTTCTTTAGGCAGAATGTACTCTTGTGTCTCGGGTTCTAGCTTCAAGAACGCATAAGATTCTTCTGTGGAGTTTTGTGCTTTTTGACGATACTTGATCAGGGCTTGATTAATACCCATTTCGTAGTGTTCTTTTTCAAGCTCTACGTCTACAATGCCGTCACCTAATCGCATACGAATATAGTCAACAATACTGCCTCGCATACTGTCTGTAGTATTGCCATACGTCCAGTTAGGATCAGTAACACCAGGATTTGTAACTGTAGGATTTCCATCGAATGCAATATGGGCGCCCGACTGAGCACCTGTATTTGCATTAAACAGGCTCTTGGCTGTTATGTTGTTTTGACTGTCGAACCCTGGTTCAACTGTAACTGCATTAGTGAATGGTGTAGCCATTGATTACTCCGTTATACAGTATTTATTCCATACAACGGAGTACAGCTCTAATTAGGCTGTGCGTAATAGCACTACGTCGGCACTTATTCGACCATTTAGTTTAGTTTCAGTAGCTTTAATATCTTCAATAAACTTACGTAACTGTACCTTACTAGCCTTGGCAAACTCCTTGAGCTTTTCCTCCGGTTTACGAAGTGTTTTTGTTATGCTTTTGAACTCATCGTAGCCAATAATCGTGGTTCCTTTGACGTTCAAGGGACCGATGATGCTGTCGGCTACATACTTGCCTAACTTGCGTGTTTTACTATTATACACCCATAGTTCCTGTGAGCCAATGATATCTGCAGGGTTAATACTAATCAATCGAAGTACTTTATCTTCTTTGGAATACTTGAGCTTGCTGACTACTTTTTCTTTACTTACACTCTTTGGAGCACGTACTTTTTTGGTAGCTTTTTTAACACCGCGATACTGTTGTATGTCGTTTAAAATTTGATCAAGGAAGGTAAAGAACCGTTTAAAGTCTGCGGCTCTTAAATGGCTGTAACCTTCAACCAATTGTTCATCTTGTTTTTCGTATGCGGCTTTGAGCTCGTTAAATCTGCCCTGGTACACTTCTTCATACTTGCTTAATTGACTTTGCGGTACGTTGTTAGCAACCAAGAAATCATAACACTTAAACTGATACTCGGAATTCATCATGAACTCATCATAATGTCCTTCAAGCTCACCAATGGTATCTGCTGTCTTTTCGTTCATCCTGTCTTGAATAGTAGGAACGTATGCTTTAGGCTTGTCTGCCACTGCTTCTTCAACTTCATCGGCTGTGCTAGTAATTGCTCGAGCAATACAACCTTTAATATACTCAACATGGCGCCCACGGAATGGCATGCCAGCGCGATTGGCCATAATAAGACTACACGCTGTCATTTCAATTGCCTTGTCAGGACTACGTTGGAATGTTTTGATGTCGGCGGCAGTGAATTTAAGCTCAGGAGTTTTCATCCACTCTATCACATACTTTTTACAATCTTTTTGGCTGTAATAGTAATTGTAGTAGTAAAAACTTTGACGCATAAAATGATCAAATGTAGCATCGTCAAATGCTGTGGCACGTTCAGTATCCCACACTGGCTCACCGCCTGTGTACTTTTCATCAACCATCAATGGGTTGCGTTGTACTTTTACTTTTGACCGTACTGTTTTACCGTTGAGTTTCATGTCTTGCCTTTACTAAGGGTTTATATGCGAATTTATTTGCATGGGCATCATACAATGCCATGTGCGGTTTCCATCCTATTGTGTCTCTTTCCAACCAAAACCAATCTAATGCTTGTTGATCTATATCGCCCCAAATATTTTTTGTTGTTAAAAAATCGGGCAACATGTCGTCGGGCAGTAACATTATCATGTTACGCATCAACTGCCAATCTGTATTGTAATCAAAACAAATGGTACATTCCGTTTCACGATACAGCTCTAACCATTCTGCAAGCTCTTTGGCTATCATGTAGCGAGGGCCTGTTATTCTGTTTTTATGCTGACCCAATAACGGAAGTACTACTTCTCGAACAAAGCCACTACAGGCTTCTTGCCTATAGTCTGTTAGCTCTGCATAAAATTCTCGATCATTTTCGTCAACTAATCCAATGGAGATTAAGTCACATTCCGACTCGGGAAAATCTGTGAATTCCGTATCCAAAAATATCAACATAAGCTAGTATAGCATTTTGGTATTTATTTGTCAACCGTTTAGGAGTGTAGCAAATACTAGATATTGCTCTAAGGTATTTACTGCTTCTTGAAGTTCTTGTGTAAGCTCTTGTTTTTTAACTGTATTTTTGCCAAATCTGCGGCAAGTAACATCTTCTTTGCTTATTTCGTTTTGTATGCGTCTGCAATTTGTATACATTCGTTTTAAATCACGTTGATGCTCTTGTTTACAAGCGATAATTTTGAAATATAGCTCAGTTATAAATTGATCCATATTGTATTATATATTAAAACGATTTCTGGGTCAACCCGCGATAAATACTACAACTAACAGGATTCACTTATGGCACGTTTAAGTCTATGGAAAGACGGCAAACACTCAAATGATTACAAGTTTTTTGATCGCAGGATCAGTGAAATGTTTACCATTGGCGGTACGGGCGTACTATTAAACAAATATTTAGGTCCTACTAAACAAACTGGCAGTACAGATGCTACTATACCAGATTATTTAAATCAAAGCGAAAAGAATATTCAAGACTTGCTATGGTTAGAAAACCGCGATCGCAAGTACGATACTGAAGTATATAAAATGCGTGGTATCTATCAACGTGCCGATCAAGACTTTGACCTGAGCCAATTTGGCTTGTTCTTACAAACTGGAACTATCTTTATGGTATTCCACTTACGTGACATGGTTGATCAAATTGGCCGTAAACTAATTGCCGGCGACGTAATTGAATTGCAACACCTTAAAGATTTTGATGGATTAAATGAAGATGTACCCGCCGCACTAAAACGTTTCTATAGTGTAAGCGATGCAAGTTTTGCAAGTGAAGGATTTAGCCCAACTTGGTGGCCACACTTATGGCGTGTTAAACTTAACCCGCTAGTAGACAGTCAAGAGTACAAAGATATTTTAGATAAACTAAAAGCTGGAACAGATACTACTACCCCGGTGGGAGAAATTTTAAGTACGTATAACACATACATGGATATTAATAAGGCCATTGTTGCTCAAGCCGAAATTAATGTTCCTAAGTCTGGGTTTGACACCTCGTCCTTGTTTACTTTACCAACCAACGAAGCCGGTGATCAAGTTGCTACTCCAATACGAGCAGACAACACCTTTCTAACAGCCGACAACAATAACACTACCGCAGATGCAGGTGTTGCAAGTCCAAAGAGCAAAGTCCACGGATACTTAACTGGAGATGGCACAGCACCAAATAGTGTTGTAACTGGCGCTGGCGTTGCTTTCCCAGAAACGCCAAGTCAAGGAGATTATTTCTTGCGTTTAGATTACTTACCAAATCGTTTATTCCGTTTCAGTGGCTACAATTGGTCCAAGATTGAAGATGCTGTACGTACTAACCTAACACCTGGAGCAGATAATAAAACACAGAAGTCGGGCTTCGTAAATAACACTAATACTTACAAAGATGCCGCGGGCAATACACACACCGAACGTCAAAGTTTAAGCAAAGTACTCACACCTAAGGCAGATAATTAATGTCAGTAGTTCAATACAATTACGATGGTCAAATACGTAAATTTATAATTCAATTTATACGTATGGTTTCCAACTTCCAAGTACAGTTTGGAAAAGATAGTAACGGCGATCGCACACTACAAACTGTACCAGTGTATTACGGCGATCCGAGCCGCCAAGCTAGTGTAATTTTAAAACAAAATAGCGAAAACACGTTGAGTGCTGTTCCAGCCATGGCCGCATATATATCTGGATTCCAATACGATCGAGATCGACTACAAAACCCGTATCACGAAAGTACATTACGTTTCCGTGAACAAATATACGATAAAGATGCACACGCTTATACTGGACAACAGGATGGAATTTATACTGTAGAAAGATTAATGCCTGCTCCGTATAAGGTAACAATCAAACTAGATATATGGACAAGTAACACAGACCAAAAGCATCAAATATTAGAACAGCTGACTCCGTTGTTTAATCCAAGCATGGAAATTCAAAGCAACGATAACTACATTGATTGGACCAGTTTAAGTGCTGTATTGTTAACTGATGTAACCTATAGTAGTCGTGCTGTTCCGCAAGGTGGCGAAGAAAGTATTGACATAGCTACAATGACTTTTGAGTTGCCAATTTGGATTACATTGCCAGCTAAGGTTAAAAAGATGGGCGTAGTTGCACAAATTATTGCCAACATGCACAACGTCGATGGCGACTTGAATCCAGAGATTATCTACAGCCAACCAAGTAGTCAACAAAGATTTACACCAATGAATTATGGTCTAGTCTGGGTTGGCAATACATTGACCTTGTACAAGAATGCCGCACAATACGGAGTGCCAACTGCATGGACACAGGTAGTTGCGTTATTTGGAACATTAACAAATGGTATTAGTCAGATGCGCTTGTCATTTGAATACCCAGATGGCACACATGAAATTGCAGGTACTGTTGCTTATAACCCAACCGATGACACCCAGCTATTGTTTACAGCTTTTCCCGAAACATTGCCGGCAAATACACTAAGAGCGGTTGACGCTATTATTGATCCAATGAATGTTACCATAGATAGTAGCATACTAACTCCTACCAATGGAGCTCGATATTTGATTTTAAATCCAATCGGTGATGCCAACAGTGATAGTTCTATTGCATGGGCAGGTGCGGCTGGTACTAATTTAATTGCCAATGCCAATGATATCATTGAATGGAATGGATCATACTGGCATGTATCGTTTGAAAGTAACAATAATCCAGTTGTGCAGTATGTTACTAATACTAAAACTCATGTCCAATATCGTTGGGCCGGTGATGCTTGGGTAAAGAGCTACGAAGGTGAATACTCTGCAGGCAACTGGAGTTTGGTTCTCTAATGTCCGACAATCATACAGAAGGATGTGGCGCATTAGTGTACGCCAAGTCGACTAATCGATATCTTTTTTTACTACGAGATAAATCCAAACACTCAGGTAGCTGGGGAATTGTAGGCGGAAAGATTGAGGCAGGAGAAACTGTTACACAAGGACTTGTGCGAGAGATACGTGAAGAAATTGGTAGTGATTTTTCTAAGAAAAAGTTTATTCCTCTAGAAACATTTACAGCAGACAATCGTAAATTTGCTTACTACACATTTTTGGTAAGTGTAGAAGAAGAATTTGTTCCTAAATTAAATAGCGAGCACCGCGGATATTGTTGGGTAAACTTAGACGACTACCCAAGACCGTTGCATCCAGGTCTTTGGCGTAGTTTTAATTTTGATATTGTTCGTAAAAAGATAAAGACTCTAGAGTCTATATTAAATTAACCAACGTCAGCTTCTAGTACAAAGTCTCTGTAGTCGATTTGACGGTAGTTTGGTTTGCTATCAAACATAGCATGTACATACCATTGTGCTGTTGGCATAATACTTACAAATTCTACATTAGGGTATGTAGTCATCACTGTGCTTAACGACATGTTCCAAAATGTTTCATTTTGATCTTCGGTGGATGCTGGGTACCCGTTGGTATCTTTGTAAATGTTATTAACATTTCCAGCTTCATCGTACCCGTCAAATCCCATTAAGAATATTTTTTTATGCCCATCAAAACAGGCCAAGTAAACTGCCAATGAGCCGGCGTCAAATGCTATGTTTTGCGGAATCAAATAAAATTTACCCGGATAGTCAATAACGTGCTGACCATTTGCATAAACAATATTTTCAGCGGTGTACGTTGACTCAGCAATTTCTTTTACTATGCCGTTTCCAACAGCAATTAAGAAGTCGGGAGTAAAATCTCTGTATAATGCATTACAACCATACGACTGTAGTCGGTTTGATCCAAGTAATCCGCCAGTGTGATTATCAATGTGCATTAAATCAAAATCTTTACGCGATTCACCGTTACCAATTACCAATGCTTGTGTGGTTGTAAAGGTATTGAAAACTTGATTGGGAACCATTTCTGTAGTTGGGTGCCACTCGCCGTTTTCGTATGTTAATTGTGTGATAACATTTTCGCCTGGATAAGAACTGCGATAAAGTTGTTTTAATTTTTGCATAGTATGTTAAATATTAATGTTTACCAACTACCACTTCAATAGTTACAATATCATCGGATCTGACTGTGCTTAAACTTTTTCCTAAAATACAACCAGGAATAAATTTATCATTATCAATTGTTTGTGCCACACCTTCTATACTACTAGTTACTAGTACATCACCTTTTGTAACAGGACCTTTAACTCGGCACGGAACACGACCTGTTAGTGCAACAGCTTGGCCTGCTCCTGCGGCATTCATCAAGTATGCCGGTTCACCAGAAATGACTCCAGCAATACGAGTATCGTGATCAATAGTTGATGATGTAATTTCGTGTGTTCCACCAAATACAACTACTGTGCCAATTGGATATTCTTTGTCTGACGTATATTTTTCTGCCAAGTCAGCGTATTTGGCTTGAGAAGAGATACCGTAAAATGTATTAAACCATTGAACCGATGATCCTAAGTTATAAGTTAGGTTGGCTGTAGGAACAATGTTACCAGATAAGTTTACGTTACCAAATGTTTTGTTTGTTAGTGTCTGAGTGCCCGTTGTAGTCACTGCTATGTTACCGCCCGGTGTTGAGCCGTCGTGTACGTGTATCGTGCCCGAATCGGAGTTAACAGCGAGTTCGCCGGCGGCGCCAACATAGGCGTTGGAAGCGGCGTTGTTACCTCGTCTAAATTGTACTTGTGTTGGCATCTCTTAAATTCCTTATATGTTATTTATCTTAAAGTGTTCTTATAATATTCCAAGATCGTACGTTTTTACACTACCAACTGGATCCATTAAATCATACCGACCAAAATTTCCAGTCGGCACGCCAAATCCATCAAAATTTGATGTCAATGTAGCTTCAGTTCCGTACAATGTTGCCAAGTTTACGTTAGCAATACCTGGAAAAATACTAGTAGTAGAGTTACGATATGTTAAATTTGCACCAACTAAAATACTTACGTTGCTTGTGCTGGCGAACATAGCCTGTGTAGCTGTTCCACTATCGCCGGCGTAAACACGTATTACGTCATCGCCTGCACCTGCGCTTGTTTCTGCTTGGATATATGCTTTTTTGTCTACAGAAGTAACACCACCCAAACTAGACCAAGCATTACCTGCGCCGTATCCTTCAAAACTTTGAAGTTGAGTGTTATAGCGTACATGCCCTAATTGTGGGCTAATAGTGTTGTATGCACCGCCTGGGCGTTGAGCAGTATTACCTGTTGGTAATGGTACAAATTGTATGTCGCTGTTTAATGTAGTAATACCATTTAAAACGCCTGCACTATTACTACCAAGTGACACCGTTGTGTTACCATAAGTTACCTGTCCGGCCGCCCACGTAGGAGCATATCCTGCACCAGCAGATTTTAAGAAGGTACCTTGAGCACCAGCTGTAATGAATGTTGTTAAGTTGGTATCTGCCTGGATCATTAATTGTCCAGCACTACCGCCTTGAATATTTGTTGCACTGGTAGCAACTGTAGCCGTACCAACAGTTAGCGTGGACCCGCTGACCCAAGTTGGAGATCCTGTACCTCCAGACACTAAAATCTGGCCCGATGTACCGGCTAGGCTTAGCCCCATACCACTTGAAGTAGAATATGGAACTGCGCCTGCAGCCGCGGTCAATGCACTACCGGTGCCACCATATGCTAATGCAACAGGAGTACCTTGCCAAGTGGACCCGGTACTCATTGTTTTGTTTAATACTGTCTGAGTAGCACCGGTGGTTAATACCGTCGCACCGCCGCCGGCAGTTGTGCCATCGTGTAAACGTAGCGTTTTGGCATCAGTATCATAGGTAATCTCGCCAGCGGCGCCGGTAAAGGCGTTATTCTGGGTAGTAGTTCCTCGTCTAAATTGTACTTGATTTGCCATATCTATCCTCTGTTTCTATATTTATACTTGGTTACGCCTGTGCCTCGGACCAAAACAAGTTAATGTTTACGTTGGCTGTGTTAGCTGTTAGGTTTTTAACAACAACTGCTAAAACGTCTGGTCCGTCTGGATAATTGCTGTATCCACCGATTGCAGAGTTTGTTAATTCTTTCAGATTGGTTAGGTCAATTTGTGCAAATCCGCCAGGTTGTCCCAATGTACTAAAGTTCTGTTCTCCTGGGGTAGCAACTGTTGAGCTACTTGTTGAAATTTGAGCAAAACTTGGTTGAGATCCCAGGGCCGCAGAGTTAACTGCTTGCCATGTTAGCGAACTGGCATCAATATTACCAGGATTTAAAATACCGTATACTTGCACTGATTGGTCTGACTGAATTTGCAACTGCTGTAATAGCAATTGAGAACGGTTGATCAAATCTCTATCGCCAAACTGTCCGGCAATAGAATTACTTACGCTAGGTGCCAAACGTAAAAAGAATGTTGTTTTACTTTGGTTAGCTGTAAGTACAGTTCCCAATGATGCATAGTTAAAGTAGTAGCCGCGGTCTGTGTCAAATAATCCGTCCATGATATAACTACTACCCCAGTGATTAACAATCGGAGCACAAGTACAACTAATTAATGTCACAGATGTATAACCGTTGCCAGCGGCATGACTAGCGGCTGCGCTACCAGTAAATGACTTTGTAGATCCGCCAACAAACAGGCTAAAACTAGCACCACGTGTACATCCAGTCAATGTATTAGTACCTAAACTAATACCTGTGTAATTGATACACTCCTGGTCAATTAAAACTGTTCCGCCTGTATTAGGGAAACGGCTAACATCATATACCTGGATTGATGTAACTGAGCTATTAATGTTGGCGTACAATCTATCACGTGCAGATTCATTGATAGCTTGGTATCGCACAGCTTGGTTACCTGTACGCATATATGCTTCATCATTAACGTTATTTTGTTTCAACCTATGTGCCAGGATCATGTTACCATCTGGACCGCGCAAGAGAAAATCAACAAAGCCGGCACCGTACCAGGAGAATGAAATTCCTAGCATTTGCATTTTGTTTAAGTTAATGTTGTATCCACTAATACCTGTACCATCTAATCGGTCAATGTTAAATTGGCTTTGTGGTACACGCTGGTCAATAACCTGTGCAATCTTGCAACTGGTAGCGTTATTAACGCCGCGGTATTCTGGGTTAATGGTCATGGTTGTATCATCAGTAATTGTACCAACCATATAGGTCATGCCGCGAATAACAATACGATCCCCAGTTTTAAGTTGTTGTGTAAACCGTGAACTTGTTCCGGTAACAGCCTGACTGCCTGAGTTAACAGTAATAAATCCAGACAGCTGATATGTAGCCGAGCGTTTGACCACTGCTAGCTCTTTGCCGTCAAACTCCCAAAACAATCCGTTCTGGTCATCAAATGCACCGCATCGAGTTGTAGCACCAT